CGGCCCGGGGGCCACCTGGCGCGCTTAGATCGGGTCGATCTGCCCGCCGCCGATCTTGGCCGCCTCCGCCTGGATGTACTCCAGCAGGTTCCGCTCGATGACGGGCGCTTCGCCGTGCGGTACGTCGATGTACCCGGGTGAGCTGGCCAGGAAGTGATAGTCGTCGGGGTCCCGGATCATGCGGAACAGGCCCGGCCGGTAGGCGTAGTCGATCTCGTTACAGCGCACGACCTCGTAGAACATGCCGTCCTCCTCATCATCGGGTTCGGGTGGGATGGTGGTGCCGTTCATGCGGGCGGCGACCCGGCGGCGCAGCTCGTCGCCCGCCCAGCCGCCCGAGTTGATGCCGCCACCGGCACTCATGTCGATCTTGCGATCTGACCATTCGCTATGATTGATCGCGCGGTTCGCGCTGTAGCCCCACACCAGGAACTCGGCGGCGTTGATGCCGACCATCACGTCCAACATCGGTGCGGGCCAAGGGGTCGAGTCCCCGGGGTGCTGGCACTCGGTCCCGCTGTAGTGGCTGTTCCCGCTGATCGAGCCGGGGCCGTTGGCGGGGTTGCTGGTCGGGGCCTGGTCGTTGCGGGTCTGGTCCAGGACGTACTGATTGCCGGTCCCGAAGTGGTTCATCGGACCAGTACCGATCAAGTAGGCCTTGCCATGTACATCGGCAAACCAGTTGACCACACTGCCGCCTGCCAGATTGCTGACAAGGCCGTCGATGTAATCCTGATCAGGATTGAGACTGCATACGTAGTGATGGTTTCCATGACCGATCGGACGGCCCGCCGACCAGCTCCCACCGTTGGACCGCCCATAGCAACCACTCCACTCGATCACCTGGAAGCCCCAGGAGCGGAGGTGCTGGGCCGCCGCTGCGAAATCCTCACTCGTCCCCACAGTCGTCCCCCTCCCCCTCGGCGTCGTGGCCGACCTTGACGATCTCGTAGGTCAGGTCCGCGCGGACCAGCTTGACGAAGCCTTCCGGCACGTCACGCTGGCGGTCCAGGTGCCGCTGAATCCGCGCCGCGTCCCCGCGTCGAGGACCCCACCGTCTGCGCACCATTAGTCCTCCTTCGGTTGGAAATCCAAGGCAGAAACACGTTCTCGATCGGCAGCACGCCGACCATCACCATGCCAATCACCAGCATCGAGATGGTGTTGTCCGACTCCGGGTCGTTCAACGCGGCCAGGATGATCCACACGCCGAGCAGGAACACCGTGACCCGCCGGACCGCCGCGAAGACCCGCCAGACTCCGCGCGGCTCCTCGGTCATGGCCTACGGCGCCGTGACCGGTACCAGCACGCTGGAGTACAGGTCGGCCACCTTCGGCCAGGCCGCCTGCACGGCGGACAGCATCTCCGCGTCCAAGATCGACTCCTGGCCGGTGTTGGCGTACTTGTCGGCGAACCCGGGTGCGGACGAGATGAACGGCATGAACCACGTGCTGGTCGCGTCGGGGTTCCGCAGCGCCTGATCGGCCAGCGGGTCGTTCGTCTTGACCACCGACTCGGTGGTCAAGGTCGCCGCCAACCGGTTGCGGAACTGGGGGTCGGTGCCCAGGTTGTACACGTCTTGGTACGACATGAGAGTGCCTTTCCTCTAGGAGATTCCGATGGCCCAGCCGTAGTACTGATCTACCTCAATCCCGTCACCCACGGACGGTTTGATATGAATGGTGACGGTGTGGGTGCCGGGCGCCACGTTGCCCACTGCCCCGAGCAGCACATGAGATGGGTTCGGGTAGTACGGGTGTGCGCTGCCGGTGTTGAGAAGCGTGCTGGCGATGTCCCCTCCTGCGTCCAGCCCGACCCCGAACTCGATGACCGAGCTTTGCCCCTGGTTGAGCTGATGGAAGATCACCTGGGCGAAGACCACGAGGATGTTGCACTGCCGGTTCGGCGTGATATTGAACTGCTTGTAGGCGTACACGCCCGCCGGGACGTCCTCGCTGTCCGGGTATCCGTAGGCCCAGGAGCCGACCAGGTTTGCCCCGAGCGGATGGTAGGTATCGCCGTCCCGCTGATCGTTCAGCATCGAGTTGAGGCTGTGCACGATCTGGCCGTTGGCGATGGTCGTGATGTCCGGGCGTGAACCGTAGTACGGCACCACGCCACCCACGGTGGTGGTGAACTGCCGCCGGTCCTGCGGGCTGACCGAGACCGCGTTCGCGGCCACGTCGATGACGGCCAGGAGGAGCGACCGGGCGGGCAGCGGCGGGTCGCTGGTGGTGGTGCCCTTGGTGATCTCCAGTTGGGTCTTGCTGGTGGCGTCCCCGGCCTCGGTGTCGTACACCCGCAGGATGACCGCGTCCCGCCGGGCGGTGGCGGTGGAGGCCGCGACGGTCAGCGCCGCCTGGATCGGGTTGATCACCGAGTACCCGTCGATGATCGCGGACCCGGCGTCCACCAGCAGGTTCATCCCGCCGTTGGAGCGGACGTTCAAGTTAATGTTGCTGTTGCCGTCGCCGCCGCCCAGGAACACGCCGTTGCGGGTGTTCAGCCCGGACACGGTCGCCTGGTGGTTGACCTTGCCGATCTGGATCATGCGGTCCTGGAAGGCGGTGTACTGCTGGTCCTGGATGTACCCGGCCCAGGGCTTGGTCGGATCTGGGGCTGTCATGGGATCTCCACGAAGGTCAGCGCCCAGTGGGCGCGGTCTTGAGCATCGGAGGCGGGATTGCCGCTGATCACTCCGTAGCTGATGGAGTGGGTCCCGGCGGTACAGGTGGCGATGATGAAACCGGTGACCGCCGTGAGGTGGACCGATGCGTTGTTGAAGTACAGGTCGCAGTACGGGCCGTAGCCCACGCCGTCCACCTTCGGTTGATACCCCGAGAACGAACCGTTCGCCGTGGAGTAGAACGACATCGACAGGTTGACCAGGACTTTGCACTTGAACGGCGCGGTAAACGACCACGCCCCGGCCGGTGTGTGCGGGCCCAGGTGATACACCGCATCGACCTGGACCCGCAGCGAGGCCGGGCCGGTCGGCCCGACCGGGCCCTGTGCGCCCGTGTCGCCCTTCGGCCCCTGCGCGCCGGTGGCCCCAGTCGCCCCGGTCGCGCCCGTCGCGCCAGCGGGGCCCTGGGGACCCGTAGCGCCCGTCGCCCCGGCCGGGCCCTGCGGACCGGTCGGGCCTGGCGGGCCGCTCCCGGGCGGGTGTAGCTCCAGCGTGCGCAGCCGGTCGCCCAGAGACCTGATGTCACCCGATAGGGATGGGATTTCCGGTGTAATCGCCAACGGGTCCCTCCTGACTGATTCCGAGGGACAGGGTCTCCACGCCGCTGGTCGCGGGCTTGAACGCCCAGGACAAGATCCGCACGTCCACCCGCAGGCCGACCGGGAAGTTGATCGACTCTTCCAGGACCACGGTGACCACATCGCCGAGCGAGAAGTCGCCGATCCCGGGCTGGCTGTCGGCCAAGATCGTCATGTCGGCGGGCAGCATGTCGAGCTGCGCGTCGTCCCACATCGAGTGCGCGTAGCTGTCCAGCGTGGCCGCGTCCTCGACGCTGGTGTAGCTGCCGGTCTTCTCCAGGAACGGCATCCGGCCGGTGGTGATCAAGGCGTCGTCCTCGTAGGTGCGGACGGCGGCACTGTCCCCGATCGCGTAGGTCCGGCTGGCCAACCTGGTGGCGTCCTCAGAGAGCTGGAAGCTCAGGATGTTGCGATCCTCCAGGAACAGACCACTGGCCGACCCAGCCCGGGGATACAGCAGGTTGGCGGTGCGCGCCACGCTGGCCCCGGTGCCGCTGGTGCCGGTCCAGACGGGCTTGATGTACCAATCGAACCCGTTGATCACCTCGCCCAGCTCCTTGACCCGCTGGCCGATGGTGCCGTCCGCCTGGGCGTACACGCGGTCCCGCTTCTGGCCCGAGGCGGTGTACGCCCCAACCGATACCGCGACCGCGCCGTTGCCCTGCGGGGACGGGCCGAACCCGGTGACGATCAAGTCGCTGGCGATGTCCAGTTGCTCGATCTGGGTGTAGGTGCGGCCGGGCATCACCCGGCGCTCCAGGAAACTCATGGTCTCCCGGCCGGACAGGTCCAGCGGGTCCAGGTCGTTGGCCCGGTTGCGCTGCCAGATGATCCACTCCCCGACGATCACGTCCTCGTACACGGCGATGATCGAGTACCGCCCGGGGATGGTGGACTCCAGCACGGCCTGTCGCTGCGCCGCGTCCAGGTGCAGGAGCGGGACCTTCGCCGTCATGCCGCCGCCGATCAGCGACACCTCGCCGCCGAAGTCCGTCACCGGCAGATCGATGACGATGTCCCCGCTGATCAGCTCGACGGTGTAGAAGGTCCAGGGGTTCATGACCAGGCATCCCGCCAGGCCACCGAGCAGGACCCGGTCTTGCTCACGTTGTCGACCCAGTGGTACAGGTCGGTCCGGCCGGGCGGGCAGTACAGCCACCGGGAGGCGGCGGACAGGTTGCGCCGCCGGTTCGCGCCGTTGTACAGCACGGTGCGCGCCTGCGTGTCGATGACGACCTGCTCCTGATTGGACAGCACGCCCAGGTATTGCATCTCGTTGCCGCCGACCAGGCGGATGCCGGGGTTGGTGCACGGCCCGACGAAGGTGATCACCAGTGGTGTGCTGGTGTTCCCGGCGTTGGTCACGGTGCCGATGCCGTTGCGCGAGTTGGCCCCGTAGTGCCGATTCGGGATCAGGTTGTACGTGCGCCCGCTGCCCGCCTGGAACGGCAGGATGGTGATCACATGGGCGGCGGTGCCGTACCGGGCCGGGTCGCTGGCGTACAGCACCAGCGACCAGTCGGCCTGATATTGGCTCTTGCGCTCGACCATGGTGTGGCTGCCCAGGCGCACGTCGGCCTGGCGCGAGACCCCCCGCTGCGGTTCATCCACCACGAGGGTGCCCCGGCGGACCGAAGTGGACAGCACGGCGGCCACCCGGTCGAGCCCCCGCTGGAGCCCGGCCCGGGTGGTGGCCACCAGGGTCCCGCCGATGGTCACGGTGCGGCCCTGGAACGGCGCTGGGCCGTCGTACGCGCCGTCCGCCAGCGGTCGGTCCACCGGCCCGCCCCGCACGTCCACACCGCCGAACCAGCCCTCGATGGTCTGCCAGATGTAGGTGTTGCCATCGGTGTCGGCGGGCGGGTCGATGCCGTCGTAGGCGGTGAACCCGTCTACCTGGATCGACTGGAGGGCAATGGTTTCGGTCATGCTGCCCGCCCTCCAGCGAAGGCCAGGCGGCGATCGATCTCGCGGGCCAACTGCGCGGCCGACTGGCCGGGGAGCTGGTTCACGGTCATCTCCACCTTCCCGGTCGCCCGGTTCACGGCGTCGGTCATGGCGGCCTCGGCGATGTCCCACTGACGCGGAGTCAGCACCGGCTCCGGTTGCCGCATCAGGTTCATCGGCGAGTACCGCTGCCACGGCATGAGCCATCCGCCGTTGTCGTAGGCCACGCCGCGCATACCCTGCGGGATGCTCCCGTAGGTGGCGATGGCGTAGCGGATGCCCGCCAGGATGTTCGACAGCGGGTCCCAGATGTTG